GGACCAGGTCGCCCCAGTCCCCCGATTTTACGCGCCTAAGATCACAGGCCGTATTCGGCGTTTGTGTCGAACAAGTCGAACACAGCGCCGTGTGCCTTCTCGTTGTCCACCTGCACGCCCCACTCGGCCAAGATCATGCGAGTCTCGGCGTCGCCGATCACGCCCAGCGGCTTTTGCTGGAAGCCACGGTAGAACGCGATGCGTGCGTACTCGGGGTCGAGCAACACGACGCGGTCTTGTGGCAACCAACGGTCGACCACCACCTTCAAGTCGCCGAAGTCGGACGCGTACAGGGAGATGCCCTGCACGGCCTTGTTGACGTCGACGTTGTGGCGGGTGTTGGTGCGGCCTTGGAAACCGTCAACGGCCAACTTGTTGACCGAGCCGGTAAACAAGATGGAAGGCGTTGCGCCGTTGTCGAAGCACTTTTGCATGGTCGTGCGGACCAAGCCTTCGGTCAAAGCGCGCTGGGTGCCAGCGGTCACAGCGGCTGTTTCGCTGGCGGCGTTTGCACCACCTGCGCCACGGCTGATGTTGGTCTGGAGCCAGTGGCCCAACGAGCGAGTGCGGCGGATGCCGTCATCGGTGCCGTCGTCCAGAGCTTGGTCCGACAGGGCGATTTTTTCCATGTCGTTTTTCAAGACCTTGGACTTGATGGCCATTTGGTGGGCCATCTCGCCAGACTTGCCAGCGGCGTTGGCCTTCTCTTGCGAGCCGGTCACAGTCGCGTCGCGCTTGGAGATCTGGGCGACGTTGCGACGACGCACAGTTGGCTGGCCAGCAGTGCGGGCCAACTCGAAGCCTTCAGGCTGGGCGTTGCCGCTGTCTGCGCCGGGCAGCTCTTCGGTTTGCCAGTCAAATTGCACGTTGGTCACGTTGCGGCGACCAACAGTGTTCAAAAAAGGCGTGTCAGATGGGTCGATGTTGTAAATCGCATCGGCCAGGTCTTCGCGGTTGCCTTTGGCATCGCGGGTTTCAAAGGCGTTGGTAACTTTTGCCATGGTGAACTCCAGGAAATTTAAATCAGGAACTTGAACAATTCGGCGGCATCACGGGTGGTCCCGGATTTCGCCAGACGCTGTTTTGCACGAGACAGGTCGCCTGTTTTGGTCACTTTGGTCGTGGCAGCAGAGCCAGGCTTCATGGGCTTTGGCGCAGGCTTGGCGGCGGGTTTGATGTCGCCACGCTTGGCCACCATCGCGTCATATTTCATCGCTTTTCGCAACAAAACGACGGCTCGGTGGTCCGCTACCTGTCCCAATTCCTCTTCGGTAAAACCGATTTTCTTGCCAAACTCTTTCATGGCCGCGCGCTCGACCTTGGCTTTGCTCTCGTCTTTCCATTCTGGGATGGCTTTCAAAAGCTCGGCTCGGGCCGCGTCCAGCTGAGTCGCGAGGACCCGTTGCTGTTCGCCTGCGCGCAGCTGCTGCACACGCTGCTGCTCGGCACGCACTTGCATTTTGACTTCGGCCCGACGTTGATGCTCAGCCCACTGGGCGGCAAACTCAATCGGGTCTTCGGCTCGGAGTTGGTCCCAGTTGGGCTCCTGGCCGTCTGCCTCTTGCAAGATCGCGTCGATGTGTTCCAAACGCTGCGCATACTGTTCACGCAACGCGCGTGACTCAACGGCTTCCGTTTCTGCGGCTTTGCGCATAGCGGCAACCTCTTGGGTCTTGCGCGTGTAATCGGCAGTCCGCGAGTAACCTTTTATCAACTCAGACAGAGGAACGTCGACCTCTTGACCGTCAACACGGACGGTGTAGGCTTGCTCTTCGCCTTCGTCGTCTTCGGCTTCTTCGCCTTCGTCCGACTCGCCTTCTTCGTCTTCGTCGGCGGACTCGTCCTCGGCCTTTTGGGCTTCGTCTTGCTCGCCGTCGTCGGCTTGGTCGGCATTTTCGTCTTGGACTTCGTCGACGTTGTCGTCTTCGTCATCTTTGACTGGTTGCGCCTTGCTCTCGTCCTGCGTGTCCTGGTTTTCACCAGACAGGATTGCTTCAAAGGCCGGAATAGCGCCAGAGACGCTGGTCCCAGTCGCTGGTGCGGTGCTGGAAAGTGACATGAGTGTACCTTAGTGGGAAAAAGTTTAAGAAGCCTTGGCCTTCATCTTGTCGATGTGGGCCTTTTCAAGCCGCCCCTGCGAGACCACGACGCGCAAGTGCGCTTCGACGTCGGCCAGCACACGGGCTGCGTGAAAAATTGCGTCCCGGTCGTTGACCTTGTCAAAGGGGACGTCGCACCAGGCCTCAAAGTAGTTGAGGCGCAGGTTTGCAAAGGCTTCGCGCAAGAGGGGGTGTTCGAGGAGGCGTTTTGCCTCGCCCGAACGTGCCACTTTTTCTTCGCGACTAAGTGTTTCTGATGGAATCGTCATTTGACGGTGCTCCGGTTGGTTGATGAAAAGGGGTTAGAGGAAACCGCCCCCGCCATAGTTTGGCGAGCCGCTGGTCCCCTCGTTGCTGTTGTAGCTGCTTTGGCCAGTATAGCCGCCCAGACTGGTGTTAAAACCCTCCGAGGCCTGCCCGTCATAGTCTCCCGACTGGTCGCCCTGCGTGTCGAGTAGCCCACCGCCCCAAGCGGGGCTAAAACCCGGCTGCGCGGCGTTGGCTTGGGCTTGAGCGTTAATCTGGCCCATGTACGCGGGATCCACGCCGCGCGCGATCATGCTTTGCTCGCCGAAACCTATTGGGTTGAAGGTTTGCGCCAATTTTCCGAGGCTGGTCAGACCAAAAGCCGACTGGAGCCCCTGCGTAATGGCGGCAAAGCGAGGGTTGTCCGCGTAAAACGCGGCTTGTTCCGCCGGGGTTTTGCTGGCCCAGTCGTTGCTTGAGCCGCCAAACCCTCCGCTGGTGTTCAGGCCGCCCGAAACCGGTGCTGCTGCCTCCGCTCGCGCTTGCAGGCCTTGCTTGGCTCGGCGCTTGACTGTGCGGGTCTGCGGGTCGACGTAATACTCGTAGTCGTTGGGGTTGCCCACCCCGTTTTCGTAGCCCACGGAAGGCCGCTGGTCCTGTTGTGAGGGCAGCAGCTGAAACGGCGTGATGTTATAGGCCATTTGCGGGGGCTCCAGTGAAGTTGTCGGGGGCTGCGGGCATGGCTGGCGCTGGGGCAGGCATCGGGGCGTTGGCGCTGTTGAAGGCGTCGGCCACCAAGCTGTGGCGGCTCTTGTCCACCTCGGCTTGGATCTGCATCGACTTGGCCGTCAGGTCAGCGCCATATTTCTGCTCGATCTCGGACAGCTTGATGATGCCCTCTTGCGCCAGCTCGTCGCGTCGGAAATCGTCGTCCATGCGTTGCTTTTCGCGCTCGTGGTTCAACTTGGCCGTGGACTCTTCCAGCTTCAAATTGTCGTTGAGCTTGATCGACTCGACCTGTGCCTGCGCCAGCAGCAAAGCGGCGTCGGGTTGCGGTTGCTTGGGCGGGGCTTTCCACTCGGCGGGCACTTGGTTGAAGTAGCGCTCGGCCTGGCGGAACCCGGCCAGACGTGTGAGGTCTTGCAAGGCGGTCGAGTATTGGGCCAGAGTGACCAACGGGTTTTCTGGGCCCATTGTCTGCAAGATGTTTTCTTGCTTTTGGACCACTGCGCCCAGCTTTTGGATGCGCTCTTCGACCGGCAGCATGGCGTCGGCCACGTTGACGCTCATGTCCATGTCGGCGTTCCAGCCGCGTGGATCCACCGCCGTCCAGTTGCCGTTTAGGCGCATGGTCTTTGGCTGGTCTTGGTTCTCGACAAACAGGCGCAGCAGGCCTCGGAAAATTGGCTTGAGGAAGTTGGCCGCAAAGTTGCGGGCCATAAGCTCTTTCTGGGCTTTGCTGCCGGTGATCGTCGCAGCCACGGCCATCTTGGTCGAAGACTGCATGGCCTCGGCCGACAGGCCGTCAGCTGCGCGGAAAGCGCCCACGCGCTCTTCGCGCTTTTGGTCGATGACGGACAGCAAAGGCAGCGCGGCCTGGCCGACAAACGGCTGGGAAATCGGGCGGATCATGCCGGGCTGGCGAACCCGCACCAGTGCGCCCAGCTCGTTGCTCATGGCGTCGTCAAGGTTGACTTGGCCCTCGACCACTTCGGTGCGGGGGACCAGAGACTCTTGCAGCGAGTCCAAAACGCCGCGCCAGATCTCGGTGTTCACGCGCTGGAAGTCCGAAGCCTTCTCGGCCAGGGACTCGCCAATCGGGGTGTGCGGCTCCGGGTCTGGGGTCCAAACGGCCAGATTGATCGACTCGACTTGCTCCCAACTCATGACCTTGTGCGCGCTGCCCAGCATGCACGCTTTGACGAGCTGCATGCGCCCGTCGATCAGCCACTCCATAAAGCCCTCGACGTACAGCACTTCTTTGCCGCCTTCGTCTTGGCGCTCGGGGCCCGCGCTTTGGCCTGCGGGGTTGCGCTCGTAGGTCAGAGCGTTGGTCTTGAGCTGGTTGTCGCCGCCTGCGCCAGCAAATTCCTTGACTTCGTCCTCGTCATAACCCATGGCCACGAGCTCGTGCACCGGCATGGACCGGCGACGGCCGATGAAGCGCTTGCCGTCGGCCTTGCGGGCCGCGCGGGCGATGATGAGCTCCTCGGGCGGCACCAGGTCAACACAAAACTTGTTGACGCTGCGCTTGTGCATGATCGTGACGCCGTAGGTCGAGCCTTCGGTCTCGGGGTCTTCGGCGGGGTATTCCTCCAGCTCCAGCACCTCGATGTCTTGCTCGTTGAGCAAAACCGTCAGGGCGTCCATGTCCAGGCCGCTGTACTCTTTTTCGTACGCCGTGTCGACCTCTTCAAAGTACCAGGTGGCCACGCCATACTTGCGGATCAGGCCGTCTTTGAGGCCGCCGTGGATGATGCCCCAGCCGTCGTTCTCTTTTTCAAAGATGTTGCGCACTGCGGCCGTGGCTTGCGCGGCATACGCGTCGTCTTGCTGGCTCGTTGGCTCAAACTCCAACACATGGTCGGGTCCAGTGAACACGCGCATGAGGTCGGGCATGTAAGCGGCGACGGCGTCGTGCACGTCGCGGCTGACAAAGTCCGAGCGGTTGTCTTTTTGGTCTTCCTCACGGATACCCGGCAACTCGCCCCGGTAGAAGTCGGTCATCTCGGCTTGGACAAACGAGAAAGTCTGCTCGACGTAGTCAATCGCGTCGGTGACTTCGGCGGCCAGCGCTTCGGCTAGGCCCTCTGGCAGCTTGTCGTCGGGCGAGGGGCCCGCGTTGTCGTCCTCTTCTTTGAGGTACTTTTCGTGCTGCGTGTCGAAGTCTTTGTCCATGGGGGCCTCTTAGGTGTGCCGGGCGAAGTTTCGCCGCAGCGGCTTGTTCCAAGTGTGCTTTTGGGTTCCCCCGGCTGCTACCTGGATGCCATTTTCTCCGGCGAAGGTCAGAAGAAACGAGTCGGCCAAGTCGGGGCTGCTCTTGTCTCGGGTCCGCTTCTTCAAGTCGTCTTTCGACTCGACTTTGATCTTGCCATTCGATGTGAAATTGTACTTGACCGTCGCCAGCTCGTCGATTAGGCGACTGTCGGCTTCCATAAGCGAGCAATTCCTTTTTTCGAGCCATTCCTTTCCACGGAACCACAGCTCAGCCCGCAGGTTGATGTATTTCTCCCCAAAGGCTGGGGCCTCGCTCACGTTGACGTCCTTGGCCGGAAGGCCCAACTCGCGCAGCCGGTCGGCCACGCCAGCCCCCAGGCCGATCGAGTCGACCATGATTTCGACGGGCCGGTGCTGGGCCAGCGTCTCGTTCCACTCGTTGACGACAAAACCCACGACTTGCATGGTGTCGAGGTTGCGTTTGATCTTTTGCGGCTCCAGCAACTTGGTCGCCCGGCGCTTGGACAGCACGGTCCTGTCAGATCCGAAGCGCGCCACGTCAAGGCCCCAGACGACCAACGCCGACGGGTTGACAGAAATGTCACGCACCTTGGCTGCCTCCAACAAAGACATCGGCATGATCGAGTCGTCGTCTGCCAGGGGAAACTCGCCCAAGACCCGGATCCGGTACGCGTTGGAGTTTTCCCCATACGTCTGCGCCACTTCCTTGATGAAGTCAGCCGACACTCGGTTTGGCACGTCGAAGGCCGATACGCGCTTGGTCCACCACTCATCTTTCAATCGGTTGTGCGTGTCGTAGAACAACCCGCTCGATTGTGTCGGGTTTCCCAGCAGCAGCGTGACGGCGTTGTGGCCAGACATCGAACCCACAGCGGCTTCAAACACGGCCTCGGGTACGCCAGACGCTTCGTCAGCGATCAGCAGCACAAACTCGGCGTGCACCCCCTGCATGGCTTCGGGCTGCTCGGCTCGGCTGGTCCTGGCCGAGATGAACACCTCCGTCGGCGCTGACTTCAACTCGATGCGGTCTTGCTTGATCTCGAACAAACCCAGCAGGCCCTCGGGCATTTTGCGCATTTGGGCCTTGAGCTCGGCGAAAAGCGCGTCGTACAGCTGGCTGGATGTTGGCGCAGTGATGACGACCTTCACGGTGTAACGCGTCGTCGCCCACCAGATCGAAGCCCAGCTGGCGAATGTCGACTTCCCGACGCCGTGCGCGGACCGGATCGAGATCCGGCGCTCACCTTGCGCCATGGCCGTGAGGGCTTCGTCTTGCCACGGCTCGGGCACTTGCCCCAAGACTTCCCGCACAAAGAGCGTCGGCTGGTCGTAGTACCGCTCAAGGAAATCGTCGAACTCGTTGGTCTGCTTCGTCATGTCGGTCCTTTCGGGATTCGGGTTTTAGGAAGGGGGCCATCTATTCGGCCCTTGCGAGATTCTGGAAAGTGCTTAATTTTTTTCTCGGGGATGCGGGTGTGCGTAGGGGGGCCTTGCAATGCCGCGCCCGGGGGACCCAACGGGGCCCGGGGAGGGGGTCCGAGCCGACCTGCCGAGTTATCCACAGGTTATCCACAGCTTTCGGACCTTACGCGATGCTGACATGCGACGCCCTACTTCCAACGAGTGGCATTATGTAAAGTTGATCGCGCTGCGATGCGGACGTGCGGGCCTTGAGTTGTCCACAGGTCACAGCGCATCGAGATCCTCTTGCGTCGGCGTGTGCGATACCTGGCTGGCCTCTATCTGGCTTGCTGGCTTGGGCACCACGTCCGTGACATCGTGCGGCGCGTCCGAGTGTCGGCGCTTCAGCGCTTCGATATGCAGGCCGCTGATGCTGATGGCCACCTCGGCCTTGGCCTGGCCATAGTCC